ACCGCCAGCCGTCGGGAAATGTCAAGTAGCCGTTTGCTACAATAGATGACATCTAGTGGAGTCGGCTATGCGCCAGCGTGGCCTCGTCGAGGCTCCACTGGATGCCAGACCATGTCGGCTGAACTTTACCGAAAGCGGTAAAGTTCAGCCATGGCCCCCGCCACGGATAGACGACACTATCCGTGGCAACCACCGCTCACTGCAATGAGCCAAATCATTCTGACCAGAATGATTTCCTTCTACGGAAAGAGAGTCACATGACTGACGACACGACCGCCCTGCGCATCACGGGCGTCGATAAGGACGGGAACCCGATCTACTGGATCGACACCCATGACCCTGGATTCAAGGCGCTGAGCGAAACGCTCCGTGACGCTGAGGAAGCCAAGGCCGCCAAGCAGAATCGGGGTGGCAAGTGAGCTACACGAAGGACATGTCCATCGTCGCCCAGGTCGCCGCCAAGATCGCTGGTGACCTGACCGTCGCCACCAACGGTGGCGTTGTCGAGTGGATCGACAACTACGAGGCAGTACGGGACCAGTTGTTCAAGGACCACGGGTTCACTGCAACCCAGGCCACCCACGCGGTCCTCGCCCGAGCGCAGCAGGCGTACACCCAGTCCCAGGCCGAGCAGGCCATCACTCGGGAGTTCAACGCCCAGCCTGTCGGCGTCACCGTCAAGGGCGACCAGCACGGCCCGCTGCCCACCTGGTTCGTTGAGGCTGCGGCATCCGCAGGTGTCACCGAAGTGTGGGACAACCGCGACAAGCTGGCGGAGAACGCCAAGCGGCCCTGGTTCAAGGAAGTCGGAGGTAACGAGAAGCCGTTCTGGCCTCCGAAGAAGTGACCGACATTGCCGACCTGTGGGCGGCGCACGAAGGGAAGCTGACGGGGCGGGACACCGCCCCGCAGCACCCCGAGTATCGCTACTACAAGCCGCTTGAAGAAGCGGCAGACGAATTCGTCGCCTACGCCGAAACCCCCGAGAAACGTGTCTACACGGGCATCGCCCCGATCGACGCACAGATGCGAGGGATCGGCCCAGGCGAAGTTTGCAACGTCAACGGGTACAGCCACAGCGGCAAGACGCTCGTCCTCATGGAGATGCTGCGAGCCAACCGTCACCGCAGGGTCATGTACTTCTGCCCCGACGAACCCCGCACGCTCACCCTCGTCAAGCTGGCCTGTCTCACCAACGGCATGAACGCCCTCACGCTAGAGCAGTTGATTGCCAGCGGAGACACAGCGGCAGGGAAACTGCTGCGAGACACCGCCAGCAAAGACTACGGCAACCTTGCCGTCTTCGACCAGGCCGTCACCCTCACCGACATGGACAGGGCGTACGAGGAAGTCACCGACGCAATGGGTGAAGAACCCGAACTCGTCGTCTTCGACTACCTCGAACTGCTCACTGGTGGCGGTGATGACGTCCCGTCGAAAGCGAACGGGTTGAAGGCGTGGGGTCGCAGGCGGAACGTTCCGATGCTGGTCCTTCACCAGACGTCCCGTACCGCTGGTGCCGAAGGACGCGAAATCACCATCTCGTCAGGGGCCTTCGGCGGCGAACAGCAAGCCACCCACATCATCGGGGTGCGGCGTCGAATCTTCGAGATTCGAGCCCGCATCCGAGAAATCAAAGAACGGCTGCAAAGCCCAACAGGGAAAGACCCTGAACGATTTCAGCAGGCGCTGCAAAGCCTGGAATACGACGAGCAGATACACCGCCATACCGTGACAGTGAACCTTGTCAAGAACAAGCGCGTCGGCGGGGAGTTGATTGAAGATGGAATCGACTTCGAGATCGAGCAAGGAACAGGGCGGCTCAGGCCGCTCTACGGGGAACTGCCCCAGCAATATCTACTTACGGAAGGAACATCATGACCAAGATGAATGTCGAAGAGTTCGCCGCGGCATCGGGAATCGACCCGAACACTCTGTCCAAGGCGGACGGTACTGATGGGGTTGAGTTCGACTTTGTTGCTGACGTCGCCTCAGAAGCCCTGGTCAAGTACCAGTTCGCCGTTGGCGAAATCCTCGACCCCGTTAAGGGTGCCATCGAGTGCCTCATGGCATCGTACCCGATGGGTTGCGGAATCATCATTGACGATTCCGAGGTCTCGGCCAACGCCGAGGAAAAGGCCCAGGCCGAGCGCCTCCGCAACGGGCGGCTGTTCGTTCGAGTCACCATCATGTCAAACGGCCAGAACCCACCCGAGATCGGATGGGACATGCCGTGACCCGCAACGCCGTTCATTGCCTCACCTGCGACACGACCATCGAATCGGTACACCGCCACGACTTCAAGTGGTGCAACTGTCCAACGGACGGCGAAACGATGGTCGCCGTAGACGGCGGAACCGCATACTCGCGGCGCTGTTGGGGAGTGAAGGCTAAATGGCGGGAACTCACCGACCTTGACCCTTCACAGTCCATGTCGGTTGTGAACGCAACGCCCGAGAAGGACAGGACACCAGCAGCACTCCCAGGGCTGAGAGTTGACGACTACGACTGACGGATTCATCAAACTGTTCCAAGGCAGAACCGACGCCTACGGCACCTGGGACGGCGGAGCCAACCGCTCCGTCGTCACCAGGAACCACTACGAACAGCACCTGGCAGGAACAAGGCTTATCGGCATCTACCCGTCGGTCGGCCTCGGTGAATTCACCAAGGTGCGGTGGGGATGCTCCGACATCGACTACAAGGGAACAGACGACCACTGGCGACTGTCCCAGGCGTTGGAGCACGTCGGGATTCCCACCTGGGTTGAGGAAACGGTCCGTGGCTACCACGTATGGGTCTTCGCTGACACATTCGTTCGTGCCTCAACAATGCGTGACTGTTTCCTGGCCGCGCATCAGGTGATTGATCTTCCTCCGAAAGAAGTGAACCCGAAGCAGACGAGGTTGCAGGTCGGAGAACTTGGCAACTACGTCCGACTCCCCTATCCAGGGGGGCGGACGGAGCGGCGGATGATCTGGTCCGAAGGCGAGCACTACCCGCTCGAAGACTTTGTGGACCAGGCGCTTGCCACTCTCGCAGACCGAGACAACATCGCCTACGTAGCTGCCAGATACGACCCACCACCGATGCCTGTTGTTGTCAACTTGAACCCCGAAGGGTTGGAGGCGGCGTTGGGGCAGTTGAACAAGTTGGGTTGCTGGATTTGGAATCACGGCGTGTTGGACGGGAAGGACCGTTCTACCACGCTCGCACACCTTGCACACGAGTGCGCCAAGTCGGGTGTTTCACCCGCCGATGCGTACCTAATCATAGAAAGCGCAGATCACAAATGGGGACAGAAGTTCGTGAACAGGAAGGATGGGGGGCGGAAAGAGCTAAGCGGGCTCGTGTCGTTGGCGTACGGGCGTGCAGCTTCTACGTCGATAGCCCCCCACGAGTAAAGGAACGGCCCCGCGTCAGGAGGGATGGACGCACGTATACGCCGAAGCGTACCACCGACGCCGAGAACGTGATCCGTTCCGCCTGGCGGGAAAGCGGGAACAAGAAGTATCCGTCTGGTGTGTTCTTGAAGTTGACGCTGTACTTGACCGATGAGGGTTCGAACATCATGATCGAACCCGTTGAGCGGGACGACAAGCCGAAGCTTCGGGGGGACATCGACAACTATCAGAAGTTGATTATGGACGCGCTGAACGAAGAGGCGTGGACTGATGACCGTCAGGTCGTGGAGGTACAGGTGGTGAAGTTGTGAGCGGAGTTGGATTTGTGTACCTGATTGAGGCCATTGAAGGTTTTGATTCCGTTTGCTGCTGGTGCAGAGTTCAGGGCCAAGGCCGTCAACTGCACATCGTCCACCAGAAAGATCGTTGAAAGCAACACAAACAACACAGGAAGGTCCCTACACACAATGAACGATTTCCCCTTTAAGGTTGGCGACAAGATTTGGGATTCGAACTTGACCCCGATCCCAGATAATGTTCTCGAAGTCCTATGCATCGGCAAGGACAGGTTCTTCGCCCACGACGGACTTGGCAGAGAGTGCTCATTCGCCATCAAGGGCCACCCCTGGAAACCGTATGTTGACCTGCCGTTTCCCATCAGGGCCATTCACCTTTACCCGAGCGGGAGCACGGTGAGCACATCGCCAGGGGAGTGGCCCCTCGACAGCGCATCGAAGCAAGCGGTTATTCTCATGAGCGACGGACGTTGGGAACTGCACGACACCGAGCGGGTGAAGCCGTGAAGATCGGTGATCTGAACGTAGGAGATGAGTTTGAGTTCGTTGACACTCCAGCGATTCGACACAAGGTCACAGCGATAGGCGACCGTCGGTCGTTGGTCGTGCGAATTACGAACTACAATGACGAACCATTGACGCATACCCCTGAGGAATTCTCTGCGCTTAAGAGCGCGGAGGTCTACGTGCTCCCCCGCCCAGTGTCCTACAGACTGCTGTCGGGGTTCGTGATGCAGCTCGACGGGGGCACCACCCCGACGCGGACGATCCACAACGAGCATTGGAGCAGGGCCAGGGCGCTGGCCGACAGGGGAACGCTCCCCGACATCGCCGTCAGTTACCTGTTGATGGCGATGTCTGACGGCACCTGGCAGTTGGAGCGGGTATGACCACCGCGTCAGCGGTGCAGTTCCACGAGCGGCCGTTCGTTCAACGATGGGGGCAGATGGGAGATGCCGCCGAACAGGCATTCCTCGAACAACACCCCAACGCACACCGAACAGGACTCGACCGCACGGCACTCAACGTCAGGCGAATGGACGACAACCAGCGCTACGCCCCCGACTACATGATCGAAGACGGGTACTACGAAGTGATGGGGTACGCCAGCCGAGGCAACAACGTGCTCAAACTCAAAATGGACAAACTCGAAGCACTCCGAGCATGGGAAGCAATCGGCCCTGTCTACTTGTGGGTGCGGGACTCGTCAACAGGAAACGTGACATGCGCACCGATTCGCCAATGGGCGAAGCAGTGCGCACAACACGCCGAACGAAAGTTCTTCCCCGACAACAACCGTCCCTACTGGGAACTGAAACCAGAGCACTTCCCCAAGGCGGACACAACGTGAGCAGAGAATCCACTGGGTACCTCGCTGACCTTCGGGCAGCAAAGCCGACCACAGAAACCGAATGGCTGATGATGGGAGGGGAGCGCCCCCTCCCAATCAGCACCCGTGACCACGCCGTACATGACGCCGTAGCCAGCCTGGACGAACGATCCCGTCTCGTCATCGAGGCGATCTTCTACGAAGGGCTCAGCTACAGCGAACTCGCTGAACGGTTCAACTACCAACACAAGCCGTACATGTGGCGACTCGTTAAGAGCGCCATTGCCAAACTGAAAGATGCACTCTCACATGACCACCGATTCGATCATCTCTTCACCGAAGACATGGGAGGAAGCTTGCGAACGGATCGTCCTCAACTTCGGACGAACCAGCCCACCCCGCCCAGGACGACTTAGCGCACTGATGGAGATCGCCTCCCGCATGGAGACGATCTTCTGGAACGGTGGCGAGCACACAACGGCGCTCACCGCCGCAGTTGGCAGAGAAGCGACAGCACACCTGCGCCATGATTTGCTCTGGACCCCGTGGCTCATTGTCGAAACCCTGGCGTCGAAACAGCACGACTACGGACCTGGTAACATTCTCCGATTCGGACAAGTCGGAATCATGGTTCGCATCTGCGACAAGATCGAACGCCTCAACAACCTGCTGACGCAGCCGAACCCACGCAACGAAACAGTCTTCGACACCTGGCTCGACCTTGTGGGCTACTCCGTGATCGCAGAGATGCTTGCGGACCGCACGTTCACGCTGCCATTGGCTGGTGATGAGGAATGAGCGGACCATACACGATTGCGATGATCGAAGAACTCATCATCTGCGCCGAGGACGTGATACTTGAAGCTCGCGGCTTCGGGCTCCCACTGAACGAAATCCGAAAGTTCGATGACGCAATAGCGGCAGCAAGAAACTTTCAGGATGCTATCAGGAAGAAGCAGTGACCGACTTCGAGTCATGGGAAAACGACGCCTTCGCATCGAGCGACATCGAAGAGCTCGACCACACCTTCAAACGGGTGCTCGAAGGTAGACCAAACCCTGACGACCCGATCGTCGTAACGCTCACGTTCAACAACAGCCAGGCAGACAGGTACTTGAGAGCGATCGTAAGAGCAGCACGAGGCGACGACGGTGCGGTGGCCGAACTGCTAGGATTCTGCTCCTACGTCTCCCAAGTGTTGAAGGAGAAGGATCGTGAGCGACGAAGCTGACTGGGGAATGTGGGACTGGGCGATGGAAATCGCCGCAGCCTACGGACTACCAGAAGACGAAGAAAATTCTGAGCAGAATATTCAAGATGACGAAACGGCCCCGTGAGGGGCCGTTTGTCATTCTCCGTATACCTTCGCCCTCTTCATCAAGTCCACCAGTTCAGCCTTCCTGCGCCGAATCTCCGAATCCTCCATCCCCTGGGTGACCTGCTTGAACGGGATTCCGAGATAGCCGAGCACACTGTTGCCACGCTTGTCCTTCCCAGCAGGCGACGACGGCAGCAGGCGGTCAGCCTGCGCCAGCGGTGGAAGCAGGTTGCGGACACCGTACGACAACTTCGGATCGACCCGAAGTTGGCCGTGACGATCCCTGTGCGCCGCCCCCAACGCCTCGAACAGCACACCCAGCGGCCCATCCACAGGCTGATCCGTCTCAGGGAACGGCACATCGTTATACAACTGCCTACCACCCAACAGTTCAACAGGGAGACGGAACGCAGGGTTCACGTACGACAGCAGCCGTCGAGGATCGGATGCTTCCTCCATCGTGGTGCGAAGACGGTTGAACCCAAGGTCGGGCGTCAAGAACCCGCCAGGAGTGATCTGCCATCCCCCAGCCTCAGTGATGTACGACGGGACCACCTGATCTGATCCGATCGGGGTCTGGAAGTTGTTGACCAGATGCTCATAGATGGCATACGTGCGAGGGTTCGTCCATTGGGTAACCATCTGCATCGGGAAGTTACGACTCATCCAAATCCAGAACGGCACCACGGCCTGAATGTTCTGATCCATCGCTGAAACGTCCTTGTAGTCGAACAGGTAGCGCTTCACAACAGCAGAAGCCCCGTGGAAATCCAACCCCTTCGACGCAGCGTCATAACCGAGCATGAACCGAGAAGACGTCTCATAGTATTCGCCCACCCTGCGCATCAGGCGGGTGCCAGCGTTGTTCGTCAGCCGCGTCTCTTCACGGCCGACAATCTTCGCCAACTGGTTACTGGTGAAGCCGCTATCGGAAGCCCACATCGTCTTAGCCGCAATCTCAGCCAGGCCCCGCTTCGCCTCAGGCAAGGTAGCCAGCCACGTATCAAGCGAACCACCACCGACCATATGTGAACGCAGCGAACGCCACAGCCCGAACCCTTCCGTCATCGTGAGCGGGTTCGCCCCCGAGGCGAGCATCGCGAACGAGTTCGAGATGATGTTCCGAACATGGAACCCTGGGGTAAACACGGCGTACGTCTTGAAGAACTTCGTGTACGAGCCAAACCAGCGGTTCACCGCCCGAGCAAACTCGGGCTGGCGAAGCCGCTCGAAGTTGATGAACACGTCACCGACCGTCTTCGACGTGACCAGCCCAGGCAGCCCCAGCGCCTCCAACGACACAACACCCTTCGCCAACTTCTCGGGGATCGAATCCAACTGGACCTGACCCTTCTCGAAAGCGTCCAGCATCGACCGAGCCCCAGCAGCCCACCGTTCATCCATGATCAGAGATGTCTCGCGGTTCACGGCATCACGGAAAATCGCCCCAAGCGGAGATTCGGGATCGACCACCGTCAGATCGGACTCAACCCTTGCCAGCCACTCGCCCAAGGCTGCACGATCCTCATCGGGCAGCCGCCTGCGGACGGCCCCCTTCTTCGTGAAGAACTGCTCGCCATCTGCAATCCACTGCCTAGCGATGTCCCAATTCTCGGCATTCAGTGGAGCGCCAGCGGCAATCGTTGCTGCGCTATCGAAGGTGGGGGCAAGGTCGGCAACCCCTGCCCCCACTGCCGCATTTACCGCCTGCGCCTCAGTCGAAGGCGCGACAGGTGCAGTAACGGCTTCAAGCTCCCCGTACAAGGCGTCCAGTCGGGCCTGGGTGGCCTGCACTTCCTGCGACAAGGGGACGGCAGCAGCCAGGCGCTGCTGTTCGGCAACCATGCTCGCAACCCTGGCGTCAATACCGTCAGCCGCCCCACGGAGACGTTCGATATGGGTGGCCACCGAGTCAGACCTGCGAAGCCAGTCGTTGAACAGATTCCCCTGCAAACGCAGTTGCAGATCGCTCACGTCATCCAAGATCAGACGGGAAGACGACTTGGCATGCGCTGCCGCCAGCCTCTGCTGGCGTGCAGCAACAGCATCAGGGTTCGGGTGCAGTGCCATATCACGCCCCGCACCACCAATCGACCAGGGGATGCCATCATACGGGTCCACCAGAACACGAGCCTTCGCCAACGCAGACGCCTGCGTCTCGGGCAGCGAAGCCTCAATACGGAACTGGACGTCATCCAACGCAGACTGCAAACCATCCAGCGCAGCACGCACCTGAACGGCCATCGGGGACTGCGGCCCGTCACGCCGAACAGCGGTGTCCAGCGCCCGCTGGCCACGCTCCATCTGGCCTTCGAGCTCCACCTTGCGACTCAGCGCCGCACGAAGTTCGCCCTCGGTGTGTTCGCCACGGAACAGCGACTCACCCTCCGCCCTGGTGAATGTGATCGGGTTCCCGCTGGCGTCCACAATCTGGCGACCGTCAGGGAGGAAGAACCCTGGCTCCCCATTCGGTCCAACAACACGATGAAGGTCGTAACGGGCCAGGTCGTTGAGGCCGTCAGCAAGCTGCTGATCGGCCAACGCCGCCTCGTAGCGGGCACCGTACTGGTCTGCCTGAACCTGATCGGCCAGGCGACGTGCAGTTTCAATCGAGCCCTTCCCTGGAGTTGCGTCAGCGATGCCGTCGGCAGCGTGACGCAAACTGTCAGCAACAACGCTCCCACCATCGCCAGCACGTACCAGGGCATCCATGTCGGCTTCACCGAGGCTGGCATAGATGCTCTGCTGGCGAAGGGCGCGATCGAGCTCTTCGCTCAGCGTCCCAGCTTCACTCTTACGCCAGACCGTCTCGCCAGCGATGGTGGAACCACCGAGCCGTCTACGGTCAACACCGCGGCGGACATCACCGCCGAGCATCTCGGCAAAGAACCTCAAACCAGACTCGATCTCAGCGTCGGCAGAGAACGGGCTGACCGACGCGATCTTCGTCTCCCGCAAAAGTCGCATCGCGGCACCCTTGCCCTGCCACGGTCCGACCCGACCCTCGAACCAGGGACGGATCACGTCACGAACAAACTCAGGATCGTTCGACTTGGCAAGCATCAACCTCGGGTCATCGTGGGCAGCAATGAACGGTCCAGCGACACGCTGGAACGTTCCCAACTCGTCGCTACGCACCGTCTCGTCAATTGCCTGGCGGAGCGCAAGACCAGGCTGCACCCCACGGTCAACGGCCGAACGGTAGGCGGTGAACGCCTCTTCCATCTTCGCCATGGCGTGGCTCAGTTCCGCAACCCGAGCGTCCCACCGCTCAGCGGACCGCTTCCCAGCGGCACGCATCGCCTCCTTGAACATCGCCTCGGTCGGAACCCCACCCAACGGGGCCATCTGACGGGCAGCGAGAGCGAACCGCTGGTGGGCATCGGAGACGACGTGGAACTGCTGCAACGAGTCCTGCAACTCGGCCTTCACTGCGGCAATCGACCCGACCGCACGCAGTGCGTCGGCGTCAGCGGTCGTCCATGCACCCTTCACCCCACCGCCAGCCAGCATCTCATTCATCTGATCGAACGTGAACGTCCGCTCCGAGATGCCGCCACCAACCGAGTACGTCTTCGATTGAAGCTCGGCCAGACTCGCATCAATCGCCGCCCGAACATCGTCAGTCAACTCAATCGGATCGACACCCTTCGGTGTGTCACCAGCCAGTACGGCGTGCAGGTTGTTCCACAACCGTACGTCGTCCTCACCGATGGCCTGCATCGTCATCAACTCGCCAGGCGTCACCGCATGCGCCAGCAGCGCACGCTCAGACGAAACCCTGGCCTGCTCGATCGCCGCACGCTTCGACAAGTCATCGACCACCGCCGCACGTTCCAGAACCGCACCGATTTCGTCACGCAACTGGGCTAGCGCACCACCACCCACCACCTTGTGGTGGCGGGCCAGCATCCAAGCGCCAGCCTCACGCAGATCAGACACCGACACTGAACCGAGGCTGGATCGAGTGATCCGATCCTCGACTACGGCACGGGTTAGGCGGGCCACGTTCGATCGGCGCAACTCAGTGGAGCCAGCACCAGCAACCCGCCCCCACCAGTCAAGATCGGCCGTCTCCACGAACGACTGGAAACCGCCAGTATGTGCCGAGCCTCGCTCAGCAAACCGTGCGGCACCAGACGACTGGGGCAGCAACCCGAGGGTCGCCGCCACTCTGTCAACCTGCTCCACACCGCTCGGTGAACCATCAACGATCTGATCCCAGTTGTGGGCCAACAGGTTGTTGAACTCCAACTGCAAACCCTGAGACTCGGACAGGGCCCGAACCTCACGCCCCAGCGCCTCGATCCTCTTTGTGATCGCATCCACCGAGCCAAGGTCGGCCGTGTTGACCAGAGATTCCAACTGGGAACGGACATCATCCAGATGGGCGGTCATCGTGTCAATCGTCGCCAACAGCGGTTCGGCAGCCGACGGAAGGTCGGTGCCGACCGCCGACTTCACGGCATCACGGGTAGCCGCAAGGACGGCCACGTCGTCGGCCATCGTGGACAGATGCTCAGCGACGGGCACCAGCGCCTTCGTGTCCCCCTTAGCCGCAGCCTGGACGGCGACACGCAGCCGCCGCATGGCTTCCTCCGCCGAGGCATGGAACTTCGGCCCAGATTGGGCCACGGCCTGTACCGCTTCGGCAAGCTGGTTACGGGAAGCCTGGACGGCCCCATCATCAACGATGTGGGTTGCGATCTGGCGTGTTTCACGATCGGCAAACACCCCTTTCGCCTTCAAGTCTCCCCACCTTGCCGCACGTCCCATCTGCTGGGCGTGCTGGTCGATGTAGTGGGTGAGGATGCTGTTGATGTCCGTCTCGAACACGTCCCCGTGGAAACCACCCTCGCGGGCGATCTCGTTCAACCGCTTGATCGACAGGTCATCCTTCGTCAGTTCTGTGCCGAACCACTTGGGTCGCTTCCCGTCGTAGACGAGGCTGGACAGCTTGCGTTCCTGGAATACGGCGAGTGGGTCTTCGGTGTCGCGGAAATACTTGAAGCTTTCACCGAAAGCAGAGTCGGTCTTGTCCATCTCTTCCCGTGCCTGGCGGGTCAGGACGTGCGTAACATACTCCTGGCGGGGCTGAAATGCAGACTCGGGGTCCGCTGCCGCCATAGCGTCAGCGACCGCCCTGTGGAGGTCATCGTAGAAGGGCCGTACAGCCTCTACAGCGGCCCTCTCGCTGGCGCTAGCGGCCTCGATGGGCCTAACCCCCTCAAGGACCTCGTGGACCGTTCTACGGGCATCCTGGGGGATTTGACGGAGCAACCCGTGCAGACGAACCTCGTTCTGCATCTTCGCCATGTTGGTTGCCATCCGCTCCACGTCACGGGACAGCAATGCGTTCACAATATTGCCCACCTGACCCGCTGGAACCTCGCCACGGGCGAGGGCCAGGCGGGCCTCCCGCTGTACCGTGGGGGTGAACCCGCGCCGCAGGACATTACCCATACGGGTGTCCGACAGGAACAGTCGGGCCGAAGCAACACGCTTCTCGGTAGCGTTCGTGAACTCGGTCGCCCCAGGAAGTGGGACGCGCTTCCCGAAGAAGTAGATGCCAGCCTTCTTCACTCCGATCTGCTCAACCTCTTCGGCCGTCATCGCCACACGGCCCCACCTGGCAATCTCTGCTAGGCGCTCGCCTGACAGGCCAGCCTCAGCGGCCTTCCCAGCGAGAGCGAGCCGACCAGAAGCACCAGCAAACTTCGATGCGCCAAACGACACGTACGTCAACGGGTCGGCTACAACATCACCGAGGAAACCGATGATGCGGTTCATCCACTTGCCGTGGCCCTTTACGTACCGCCCGACACCGTAGGTCGGATCGGATGCCTGCTTCCAGAAGTCCTGCCACGAAGCATCACCAGAACCGATCGCATCACTCACTTCGTGAACGCCAGAGATCACCATTCGCCGCCCGTAGTCCAGAACGTTCAACGGGGCGGTGATCACCTTCGTAATCGGATTGTCAAGGATGGTGTGCAGAAACCCGCTGACCCCACCCTGTTCGGCCTTGCCGCCGTTCGCTACACGCAGGGCGTTGGCACGCTGCTCTGCGGTATGGAACCGTTCTGTGGCCATCGCCCGCAGGTTGTGAATCGTCCCAGCAGACTTGGCTCGCTGGGATGCGGGGGTGTACGAGTAGGAGGGGGCGGGACCGCTTCGCCCGCTCAGAACGTCAGACACAGAAGTGACCCGCCGTACGCCGCTGCTAGCGGCGGCACGACGGGCCATTTCCAGACGAGGATTAACAACAGCCATCACACTTAGTCGGCTGCGTAGCCACTAGTAAAGACCGAGAGCTCTCAACAGCGCCATTCTGGACTGGATGGCGTCACCAGTCGGGGTACGGCCAGAATTGCGCATGATATCGGCCTGCATGCGCATCTTCTCACGATCCTGCTCAGCCGCCGTAGCATACGCTGACGCCACATGTCGAGCTCTGGAAACACTGTCGTTCTGTGCAGACGACACACCAGACTGCCCGCCCCTACCACCAGTCGGATACGAACCAGCCTTGTAGGTCGCGGTCGGACCACGATAAGGCTCTGGTGCAGGGCGGCGGACCCCTTCACCGCCAGCCTGAATGTTCTTCACCCAGCCAGTATTCACCGTCGGATCGGCCTTCGTAGCGTTGTACAGGGCCTGCAATGGTTCCAGCGCCTGCATGCCCTGAACGCCACCCAGTTCGTCCTGCTTGAGCACCCCATCCGCCAGCAGGGCATCCAGGGTGGCCTTCGACTGCTCATCAAGGGCCTCGTAGCCGACCGCCTGCTTAGCAGCGTCGGCACCAATCCCATCCTGCTGGATGGGGCTGATCTTCGGCGCTGCCGTAGACCAGTCGAACCCAGCCTTCTGTGCCTGCGGCAACTTCGAGAAGTCAAGACCAGAAGCAGACGACGGCGACGGCCCCTCGGGGGCCTTCGCCTGCGGAATGGTTTGGGAAACAGGATCGGCGCTGGCCGTCGAGTCCAACTCGGCCTGGTAGGCGCGCAGCAACCGAGCCGCATCGGCGCGGTTGCGGTCATACGAGTTCAGCGCCCCCTGGTCGAGAGCCATGTTCGACACAACATCGCCAGTCTGCGGGTCGAACTGGACGTCATACTGCTCGGTCGGATTCGGCAAACCGATCTTCGCCCACGGATCATTTGCCTTGTGCGAGGACTGCTGCTGATCGAACGATGCGGCAGCGGCCTCACGGTTGGCAACGTCCTTCATGATTTCGTCAACGGCAAGGTCGGTGTCCTTGTATTCGGCCCCCGACATCTGACCGCTATCGACCGCCTGGCGCAGCATCGCCTTCGCCTGGAATGGATCAAGTTCCCCAGACTCCAACCCTGCCGCAACCGTCTGCCAGGTCGGGTCAGGGGAAGCCTTGAACCTGTCCAGGGTTGGGGTTGCGAACACAAACTGGGTGTTGTCTACGGCCAGTGTCGGGTCCATCTGCCCGAATAGGGTCATCAGTCCAGGGTTCGTGAGGATGCCAAGGATCGCCTTCAGGTTCGAGGCTTCCTTGCCCTGGAAGTAGAGGGCATCCTTGTTCTGCTTCGTGGAACCAGCCAGCAAGGGGAGAAGCTGGTCCAGCATCCCCAGGTCCATGCCAGGGGCGTACTGGTCCAGCCCGTCATTCGGGTACGGATAGGTGTCGCTCATAGCGTGACCCCAATCTTCTTCAAGTTGACGCCCCGAGCAGCAGCCATCTCAACCATCTTCATCATCAGTTCCTGACGAAGCTTCTGACGGTCCTGCTCGGCCCGATACTGATAGGCGGCAGCATTGTTCGCCACCTGCCCCTGGAACGCCTGGTTGGCACCAGCAGCATCCACCGAGCGGGCCTGCTGGGATGCCGCCCACGCCTGCTGCATACGGGCCAGCATCGTCTGATCGGCGTTCTGCATCTGCCCATTCGATGCACTGAGCATTTGCACAAGCTGGTCCACCCCGCCCGTGGAGGCCCCGTTGGCCTGCATGAACTGCGCCATCGGGTTCTGTGCGGTCTGCGCCTGCGGCATCGGCACATCGGCGTACGGGTTCTGCATTCCGCTGATGCCAGCCTGCAAGTTGGCGAGGGCGCTGTTACCAGCGGCCGACGCCTGGCCCGAGAGACGGGTAATCGCATCGGTCAGCGTCGGATCGACAGGCTTATTGTACAACTGGTACAGGGTCTTGATGGCGGCGTTGGCACTGGAACTGCCACCCCCGCCACCGCCCCCGCCACCGCTGCGGTAGCCATAGGAGCGGTAGCCACCGCCAGAGCCACCAGAACCGCCTGAACCGCCGCTCTTGGCGGCGTTCAGTCCAGCGTAGAAGCGGGCCAGGGCGTCCTGATTCGTTGAAGCGTGAGCCTGCGCCGCATAGTTGCGCGCAGCCCACTGCGGATCGAGATGCGGATTCCTGGCGGCGTACGACACACCCTGCTGCCATGCGGGAGCGTACGTCGGCTCATCCCAGCCATTAGATTCGCGCCGCACCAGCGGCGGACTCGAAGAAGAAGCCATCGTCAGCCCCCAAAGAACGGGCGCAACTGGTCAAGCTGCGCAGCGGTTTCGAGAATCTGCTGATACTTCTGCGAAGCAGTATCAGTCACATTCGTGTTGAAGTCGGCCCAAGCGCCAGCATCCCCAAAGGACGCCTGGCGCATTTCGTCATACAGTCGAGATAGCACGGCCTGTCGTTGGTTCGTCCAGTCCTGAGCGTAGCGGGACTGGCCCTGGTTGTAGATGCCGCTGTTCGTTAAACCCCGACGGCCATACCCAGCAGCCAAACCCTCCAATCCCCGTCGCATCGTCATGTCCACGTTGGCCAGGTCACGTGAACCGCGCTGCTGGGACAGGAACCTGCTGTAAGCGTTCTGCGCCAGTGTCGCATCACGCTTAAACCCAGCGTTCGGAGAATATGCGCCAAAGTTTAGAGTCTGATAGGGGGACGGCGGCGGAGGCGCTGGGGTGGCTGGCGTGGCCTGCGGTGTAATCGGAGGCACGACAGACTGAGGCTTCTTGCGTCGAACGGGCTGCTTCCCCGAAATCGTCCCAAATGCTGTAGCCATCACCAATACTCCGAAACGTTGCCTAACCCAACCATGCGACCACACCATCAAGAATCGTGTAGGTGCCAGGGTCGTACCCAGCCCCGTACGCTGTCTGGCCGTCCTTCAACACCCACACTTCTCCGTTCGGCTTCACCTGAACACCGATCGGGGAACGTCCACCCGAACACGAGGCCATACACGTTGAAGCGAACCGTGGCCGAGAGGCTACGGGGAGGGTGCCAATCTTCTCATCAGCCACCACTGCCACCGTCTTCTTCACCATCCCTCGCAGCCGAATCTCACCATCGCGAACGGAGAACTCAGGGGCTTGCTCTGTGGTCGCATAGGCAGACCAGTTCGTGGCCAGCGGAAGTGGCATCCATGAACGGCGCTGGGACAGCAGCCCCGAGCGCCGTGTGGCTGGTTGGAGCTCTCGAAGGTTCCCGATCATGTCTTGATGATGAAGTTGACGACAAGGAAGGGGTTCATGTTCGTCGCGCCCGTACCAGATGTTCCCGACGTTCCGCTGAGCGCGGGGATATTGACAGAGTGGTAGTGGGAGTTTTCCACAGAGGCAGATGCAGTGACTGTCGTTGATCCAGACGTAGACGTGCTAGTGGCGGAACCAGCCGACGACGCGGGGGCACCAGTTGTGAACGACGAAACGTTGTCGCGCTTGTCAACCGTGTGGGTGTGAGGATCAACAGTGATCGTGTGCGAGTGCGGACTGCCAGCGCCGCTATCTACCGCAGGGTGATCGTGGTCGATGCTGTGGTTGTGCTGCTGTAGTGTCTTCTGTCCACCAGTGTCACCGAGCAGGTCGAAGTCGCTATCGGTGGCGTCCAGCCCGATCGGAAGACGTCCCTTGAAGTTCGGGACGTTGAAGGTCGAACTCCCGTCACCGATACCGTAGGTGGTGCCAATAACGGCGTACAGCGAGGCGTAGGTGACACGAGACACCGCCTGGCCCTGGCACAGCAGGAAGCCACTTGGAGCGGCACCAGTGGGCCACATACACAAGGCACCCGTCGGCAACGTGGCGAGCATCAACGGGTCCACGGCGTTCTTGACCGCCGTGAAGTTGGCATTCAGCTTGGTCGCATCGGCATTAACGCCGTTAACGAGAGTGTTGGGAATCGTCAGAGGCATTGTTACCTGATCCTTCGAGGGTTGTACTTCAACGTGATCGAGTTCACTCCCCAGCCAAGGGAGCCTGGACCACTGATCTTCAAGCTGACAGAACGGGCCAGCCCGAGGCGCTGGCCCCGTTCGTGCTGAGCACCAGCGGCAGGCAGTCCGAAAGCCGCCTCGCCCCAGCCAGAAGTCGAATCTGGCTCGATTGCCTCCGAGGCGTACACGAGCGATTCGCCAGCGGTCGAGACGACGAGGTTGTACGACCGCGCAGCCGCGGCCTCCTCCCAGTTGCGGAACACGTCAACAGTGAGCGTTACGGCAACGTCTGCCTGCTTGACAACGAAGTCTGGCTGCCTCCACATCTTCTTCGAGGACACCACCCCGTCGTCAATCCACCCCGTCGTGTAGTAGGACGGAAACGGTAGTTCAGCACCAGAGATGTTGTCGTCAAACTGCGACCTGTCGTCAATGTTCAGGGCAAAGGCAGAACTGGCGTGGAGCCCAACGTAGACCCGCTGACCAGACGATGTGACAACGAAGTCAGACAGGGTTCCCACGGCAAGACCATCCCCGCCCTGATACCTCGTCCATGCCCCGATCGACGGATCAAACACGTAACACTGATCGGCAATGGCCGACGTTCCAGTCGGGACCGACAGCCACAAATGGTCCTTGCACCACGACAACGACGCCCGACTCAACGCCGCCGCGTTGACCTTCGGATCAGAGAACAGTGCCCGAAGTCTGACCGTGGCCTCCGAGAACTTGTTGCCGTCCCAGGCGAACACCCCGCGAGGCCAGTGAAGAAAGTACAGCGCCCCCTCGGTGGCGGCAACGCAACGGTCGGAGTACGCTCCGACCTGCGTTGTCAGCGTGACAAGCTGGAAGTTGTCGGTGTCGTAGCCGTAGATCGCGTGAACACTGTCCCGCTTGAAGATCAAGAGCGCGTCACCGAACGGAATCAGCGCAGTAATACCACTGCCGCCAGACGGAACGTCGATGTAGTCATCCTGCCTCCACGACTCGGGCTGATGGGGGTGGGAGAACCGAACGCGGTTCGGATACGGCGTGCCAGACTCGAACGTCGAAGCAACCCACAAGCGATCGTTGTGAGCGGCTACGTAGTCCGCCCTCGGCATGTGCGTCCCAGTCGGACTTGCGTAGTCGTCCTGCCATCCACTCAGCCCGTTTGCGGACAGCGCCGTTGCCGTGGTGCCATCCCACTTTGAACAGGCAATCGTGCCCGTCCTTCGGGCGACATACACGACGCTGGTGGAAGATGTTGACCACGGGGCGAACGAGGCCCCGCTTGTCTGCGTGGAGATTCCAGCGTCCCCCCAGGTGATGCCGTCCGCCGAGTAGAACACCGCCGAGTTCGCCGCAACCAGAAGCTGATTCGCCGCGGCGGTCCAGGCAAAGATCGCCTTCGGATCGAACGATCCGTTGGCGATCGAACCGATAGCCGACGTATTCAGCCGCCGCCAGGCCCCGCGCTGGGAGAATCCACCACGAGGATCGACATCGACGTTCAGAAGGTCGGGCGACTCGTTGCGCGCAAGCTGAAACGGGTCGGCCCGAAGGTTCAGGCCACCCGTGAAATCGTCAAGACGAACAAGCTTCAACGCCTTCGGCATCAGCCACCCAGCCAGCTAGACATTCCGAGGCCCAAACCAGAATTCAGGCGCACAGGCCCGTCAGCGGGCGGACGCATGATGTCGTCATGCGCTGCCCGAGCAGCCTCCGCCGCAGTGTTCGCATAGAAGGCCGCCATCTCGGCGTCCTCCTGCAACTCATACAGTCGTGACAACGTGAAGTACACAATCGCGACATGCAGCCGTTCGTCGCAATCAATCTCTGTGGTCGCAGAATCCCACCATGCGACGGGGTTGCGGTAGTTGCGAACGGTTAGCGAGTAGATGCCGTTCGGCGTTGGCCACAACTCGATCTTGTCCCCCCACATCGACCACGCCTGTGGCCGACCAGGGATGGGGATGCCGAAGAAGTCTTCGGCGGCTTCGTTATGAATCAGGCGCAGGCGGGAGCCCTGTTCGTCCATGATCGAAACGATTTCACTGATGCCGTCACCGATCTGCGCCAGCGGATACTCCGCCTGATCGACCACCGTGTTGAACGTGGTTCGGGCGGCGAAGAACGGCCACCGCCGTTCTAGCGCCATCAACCTCTGGTAGCCATCTCGGGCGTACATTGCGACCACATCGTCGGAGACATCGGCGGTCGTCAGTTCGGTGATAGCCCGAACCTTCTCGATCAGTTCAAGGCGGTTCATTCAGCCGCCTTCTTCGCCGCGGCGTTCAAGTGGCCGATGCAGTAGTTGGTGCCCTTCGCCTTACGGGCACCGCAGGCGTAGCCGTTTCCGTGGCAGAGCTCCCGCTGGTACTCGACTCCCGAATATTCGGCACGGCGAACCTCACGCCCAGCAATGTGAGAGGTAGCGGTGGATACCTGCGACTGGGGGAGTCCATGAAGGGCGACGGCGGGCACGGTTCCCGCAAGCTGCGTCACAGGAACACCCCAGGGGCGATTGTGCAGTCCCGATCCATGATCGGGGTTGCGTCATGCCAGCCGTCGGGGGTCGTCTCGATGTGGAGCCACTGCGCCCACCGCTTTCCCATCCCGTGCTTCGACGGGCGCTGGGAGCGCCATGTGCCCCGCTCGGCGTTCCATGCTCGTCCTCGCACGTAGTCAACGATCAACTGAACATGCAGCCGTTCATGGTTGGCGATAAGCCAGTCACACACCTGTTCGATTGGGACGGTGATGTCATGCTTGCCAACCGCGGTGACGCCCTCGTACCGCCAGTCAAGCGCCGCCCCGTAAGCATGCGTTGACGGTGAAACGCCGCCACGAACACGACGCACGCCGAAGATGCCCAGGCTGTGCCCACCGAACAGTTCCATGAGGAACTTGCGTAGCTCCAACAGGTTGGGGCTGTGGGTGTTGTAGGGGGCCTTGCCAGCGTTGCGCCAGCCAAGACGGGACCACTTGAAATACTTACTCATCACCAATAGACGGAACCGTTGCCAGAACGCAAAGAACCCACCCCGAAGGGTGGGTTCTCGCGTCTCCCGCAAAGACGGATCAGGTCTTGCCAGTCAGCTTGCCCAGGCGAGAACGGTTACGGCAGGTCAGGTTGCCATACGCCGTGATCAGCGCGTAGCGGGCATCCATGTTCTCAGGCCGAACAAACGGCGTCTGAGTGAACCACCGATCCGAATGACCGACCAGACCCAGGTACTTGCTGTTCAGGAAGTATACGACGCCAGCCTGGCAGGCCCTGTCGAACGTCACGGGAGCACCCTTGAACATCAAGTTCTCGAACCCAAGGTTCGCCATCTTGACGTCCGAGTAGCGCACCTGCGGGGTCAGCAGGGACTCGTACTTCTCAAACAGGGTCTGAGTCGTGATGATCATGTCGGGCTTGTCATTGCCGACAGAGCAGTCGTTGTACATCTTCCGCATGTACGCCTCGGTCAGGGCACCAGCGGTGGCCTCCAACTTCGACTTCCACCACGTATCCGAAGCGGGGACGATGTTCCCGAGAGTCGTGGTATCGGACACGACAGCAGCCAGACCAAGGAAGTCCTTGCCAGTGTTGCCAGTACCATCAGCGAAGAGCATCGTGTTGAGCCCTTCCTTCATGGTCTCTTCGGCCTGCTCGATCTTCGCTTCCAGCAGGTCCAGAACGGCCTCTTCACCAGCGTTCTTGGCCTCTTCGATACCCGAGATAGCGATGGAGTCAGCGATCTGCTTCCAGTCGTACTCGGCAGCGGTGATGCCAGTCTGCGGGGTCAGGGCGATCGTGTCGTAACCAGAGTACGAACTGAACGTCGAGTTGCTGGCGTACAGCAGCGGCTCGATGATCTTCGCGCCGCCACGCAGCCTCACGCGGCCCTTATCGTTCAGATACCACGTCAGAACGCGGTCAGTGAACACGTTATCGGTCAGCCGCTTGCGGTACTTGTTGAGAGTGGTGGACAGTAGGGTGTCAAAGTTTGCGTTAGGCATTCCAACCCCCTCCTAAGGGGTTACTTTTGAAGTTCGCGCTTGGAGGCGTTCCAAGCGTCACGGATGGAAAGAATCTCCCCGTCACTCGACAAATCGCCCCCACTGGAAGCCGCACCCGAAACAACAGACGCATCACGCTTGGCGGTACGCTGCCCCTCCAACTTGGCCAGACGCTCCGCAAGTTCGCGGTTGGCGGCAGCCACCTTGTCGAATGCGATCGTCCGATAGGCACGCTCCAAGTCCGAATGCCCCTGCTTCAACGCAGCAGCAATAACGGTCGGAGGGTCGAAATCGGGGTAGACCGTTTGCAAACGCTGAATCTCGCCACGAATTCGCTGCTCTTCCTCGTGCTCCGTACGCTCACGGAGTTGGCGATCCATCTCCGCAATGCGGGCCTCAATGGCCTGCATGCGTGGATCGGCAGCGCGTTCCTTGGCGGGGCCGTCAAAGTTCAACCAGTCATCAACCTCATCGGTTGACGGCTGAGACGGCACCTGTGGGGCCTGTGGCGTACTGCGTGGAACCTGGAAGGTTTCCGCAAGGAAGTCCAAAGTTCCAGCAGGGTCCGCTTCCAGCGCCGCCTTGATAGCGGCACCCCAACCGAGTTCCTGCTTTTGCGCCGCTAGCTCCTGCGTCTTGCGGGTATAATCCGCCTGACGCTGATATCCAGCGGTTGCCTCCGACAGCGGAACAAGCAGTTCCTCACCATCGACCTTGACAGGAATTCGGTAGTTCCCGTACTGGTCGAAATCAAGAACAAGCTGATCCTCAGCTTCGGCGGTATCCGTGCCCTCAACTTGCCCATCTTCAACGACGGGTGAATCCTGCACTTCATCTACGACGAATGTGTCGCTCACTTTTCTCCTAGAGTCCTAGACTGGTTGCTCCACTAAGAGAAAAAGCCGTAGCCTAAATTGCTAGGCGGCACCCAATATCTGCATCAACTCGGGCGGAATACCGCCCTGAACAGGGGGAATACCGCCCGACGGCGCCGCCTCGGGTGGTGCCGCATTCGGATCGGAACCACCCATTGGGGGTGGGGCTACCAGGAACTTTTCGACGTTCTTGATCCCAAACCCGTAGCGCAGAACATGCTCGGCAATCGCCTGCGGGTTAACCACCCCAGCCTGCAATAGCGGAGCCATCGCATCCATCAACTGCAACGCCGACTGGCGGCGGAACGACTCGTTGTTCGGCTGGGTGGAGCCACCCTCAACCTCGAAGTCGTAATCGCCGCTGATAAAGTCAGCGTCGAAATCAAACCAGACAGGCACACCGTCAGGGCCGATCACCCTGGCAACCTGCTCCGACTCCATGAACTGCTGTGCCAGCATCACGAGGCGAACGGCGACCTCGCTGATGGCGAGCTCGACGGTCGCCAGCTTGTCAGCGGCACGAGCCGAGGCTGCGTCCGCAATCATCGAAGCCTCCGTCGCGGTGCGCCGAATATCGGGCATCTGGCCACGCATGTATTCAGAGACACCAGACACGGTTTCCATGTCCGCCATGATCTGCTGAGACTGCTGGTAGAACTCTGGCGGGGTGATCACAGTAGGCATCGGAACAATTGCGTCCTGCAACGGACTATCCTTCGTCACTGGGACTAGTTCGTTGTCGGCATCAGACTTCAACGCCGCCACCCCGTCGCTGTCAAAGCGATCCTTGCGGTACAAGTACTTTCTGGCGAACCGCTTACGGTGGTTCATCATCTGCGTACGAGTTTCATTCAACTCGTACTGCAACGACTCGATGGCCTCCAACTCCCCAAGCGGGTAGAAGAAGTCGGGAATGTCGTAGTTGCGGATCATCACGAACGGATGTCCGAAGGCGTACGGCATCTTCCTCGGGGCGACAAGGAACCCGTCGGCGTCCATCGTGAAGACCGAAATGGTGCTCTTGCGCAGATCGTAGAACTCCCACACTTCGACGTAGCCGTCCTCGGGGTCTTCCATCTTCCGCTCAGAATCAACCTCTTCACGCCACGAATCAGCCTGAGTCTTGTTCCGCACCCTGGCCGAATACCGCTTGTCAGACTTGACGTCTTCCAGCGGTCGGCGTACGCGCTGAGCGATCCAGGCGATATCGGACATTGACGTGGCGTCAGGATCAACGAACACGTCAAGGGGGGAGACACGCTCAACGAACGGGCGGTCCTCGGTGATGATGATGGTCGGTTCCGACGGATCGGGCTCATGCTCGACGGGTGCGCCTTCCAGCGGCCCGTCTCCCATCAACTCGTCAAGACTCGGGGACTGAACCTCTTCCGTCTCGCCAGCATCCTCGACTTCCTCTTCCTTCTCGACGTACTTGTACCCGCACTTCAACCATCCATGTCCGACGATCAGAAAGTCCTTGATGGCGCGTCTGAACTCTGGCCGCACCTTGTAGTGCCGCCACCAGTAGTTAATGACGCCCTCCACGACGATCGCCCTGGCGGCGTCGTCGGGTTGGACGGCGTTGACCGTGATCTTCGGGTAGTTCACGGCGACCGAGGGTGCGATCACATTGACCGTGGACAGGGCGATGTTGACCAGCAGGCGGTCGTCTTCGCTCAGATACTGGTAGTGCTTGCCTCGGTACAGGTTGATCAGACGCTTCCACGTCTGATCGAGGTCTTCCTTGTCACGCCACTTCTTCGATGCTCGAATCTTGTGGCTGTACCGCTTTAGTAGATCACTGTGGGCTGGGCGGGCCACCTATCCTCGCTTCTCTTGCTGGAACCGCATGTCGGGCATTGCCCGCATGTCGGACACGGGCGCTCCACCATTGGGTGGGGTGGAGACATCGGGACGATGTGTGTGTTTGGGGCCGTCTTTCCCGTTTCGTAGGGATGCCAGAACATTTCAGTCCTTCGGGGGCTTCGTGCCCTGCGGCTTGAACCGCCGCCCAGCGGACGGCTTCGACTGGAAATTCGCGCAATGGCTGGACGCCTTCGGCAGTCGCCGCTCATCCTTGTAGTCGGGGAACTTCTTCGTCAGGCTCACTTGTCCTCCTTCGGACTGGTAGATGTATTGTCGATAGCGAGAGAGCCGCCCAGGATCGCCTGGGCCATAGCCACCCACAGGGCCCATCGCTCTCCGCTGACAAGGCCGTAGGTCCCCAGTAGGGCGCCAAGTGGGGTGTTAATCCGATAGAAGAACGCTCGGATGCGTTCGGTGAACTTGGGCAACATCAGGCACCCTTTCGGTACTGGACGGCACGCTTGTCTGAATGTGCATGCCAATCAATGTGATCATCAAGTCGTTCCAGCGTTCGCTGACCCCTGGCACGAACCTCTTCAAGTACGGCGTCCTGGTGGTCAAAGCGGTTCATGACTTCGCTGGCCGCGAGCAGCCGCCCCCCGTGGGCGGCGGCGTGTTGAATCGTGTTCCGTCGATCGAGGCGCTTCAAGTAGAGCAGTAGCGCTGGACCGAAAATGACTGTGAGGGCGACACCGAGGAAGTCCCACAGGTTGGCCTCGGCAATCAGACCCACCTGGCACCAACTCTCTCAATTTGAGCGCCAGTGTCCTGAGCGTCACGCTCAATCTCGGCCCGACGTTCAGAGAACGTGGGGCCGTGGAACGTTTCCTTACCGTGCGAGAAGCCGATACGAACACCCTTGACGTGGCAACGGAAGCAGATGATTCCCCGCTTAGGCACAACATCAAACGTGAACAAACGGTCGCACTGTTCGCAATTTGCACTACCCATCACAAGTAGTACGGGCCGTAGCCTAAATCGTTCGTAACGTGTGGCCGCAGGTCAGCGGGCTACACCAAACGTCCCCAACGGCACCTTCTTGAATGGCAAATCTTCGTCATGCTGCAACCCGACGAACCAATCCAGCGAATATCGGGGGGCCTTCTGAACGTGCCTATACTCGGGGAGCCAGACGTACTTCAACATCTGATAGCAGATCGCCAGGCTCATCACCCTGTCATCGTGCGGAGAGCCGTGCATCTTCCCATTCGGATCACGGACGAACGTCTTTAACTCCGAGATGGTCCTGCTGTCGAGAATGACGATTTCCTCGTCTCGGATCGACCCACCAAGCTCGTCAATGGCGAGCGGCTTAGAGGCCGCGGTGGTCCTCCACCCAAGCAAGTCGGTCATTGCTGGGTCCACCTGGGCAATCCGTCGCTGCTTGAAGATGTTCGGGTACCCACGGCGCTGCAACGCCTTGAGCGTTGTCAGTCCGTGGTTGTTCGACTCCACCCCGACCAGGCATCCGTTGTAGTACCAGCCAAGTTCCGCCAGGACGGCACCGAACACGTCTGCGTCCACGTGTGCGTGGTAGTGCGCAACAACCTTCCTAGTGCGGGCACAGATGACGTGTGCTGACGAGTAGTCGCCGTGGCCGAGCCCTTCGGCCACGTCTGCCCCAATCACGTACACTCCACCAGCGGCTGGCTCGTCCCAACGGGCGAGACTTCCGTTGGTTCCAGGGCGAAAGATTCCAGACTCGGGATTCTCCATCTCGAACCAGATGTCGCCATACACGGGCTCTTCGGTGTGCATCGCCAGCAGCTTCTGCACGTCGAAGACAGGGTTACCCGACATGATGAAGGCTTCATCGGGGTCGCGTGGATATTCCTGGTGCAACTGCCAGGCGGGCATGTTGCGCCGCTTAACCTCGTACCAGTCCTCGTCGCGATCGCTCGCTGACCACGGCCAGAAGATGCCGTTGAAGTCGTTCGTGCCGTTCTGCGACCCGAGCCACAACTGGTGGAAGAAATCACCAGCACCGTTGGCCGTGGAGAGGCCGATGACGCGTCCACCAACGTCAGCGATTGGCTCGATCGAGGCCCAGGCGCTGTCGGGGTCGGGGAGGAAGGCCCACTCGTCAACGATCACCAAGTACACGGACTCGCCACGTGCTGGATCGTTTCCAGACGGCAACGACTCGATGGTCGAGTCATTGCCGAACGGCATCTTCAACTGGTTGTTCGCCGTCAGCGCAGGGCCTCGAAGCTTCATCCAGCCAGGCAGGGCCTTGTACCCGTAGCGGGCCTTGTCGAGCAGCTTGACAGCTTCACGCTCCGACTTCGACAGCATCACCACCATGCGGTCGGGCCAGAAGAACACCAGCCAGAACGCATATGCGGCAGCGAGGGTAGAGAACCCAATCTGGCGAGCCTTTAGGACGACGTTGTAGCGATTCTCAATCCACTGTCGGGCCGTCTCGATCTGCGCCTCGCGCATGTCGAACTTGATCTTCCCGCGCTCGGGGTGCTTGATGAACCAGTGATTCGTACAGAAGTAAACGAACGCGTCAAGCAGTTCATCGGTGGTCGAGTTGTCTGCTCCACGACACTTGCGAAACTCTCGTTCGTTCAGTAGTTCCTGCAAATCGTTCACGGCACAATGCCCCTCGGCGGGCTCTGCAACCGTGACGGAGCGCCATAGCGCGGAACCCTGTACAACGACAGCGGCCTGGTGCGCCGAGGGTTAAGCCGCACGGAAATGTTCGGTACGGACACCGTGACTGGGCGACCGAGGGCCGTCGCCTTTGCCGTTATTCCCGTCGAGAATCGCAACACCGCACCCCCATTCGGGGTGACGGTGTTCAGAATGAGGTAGTCACCGTCCTCGGTTGCAATCCAATCGGTGCCGCCCCAAAGAATGGAACCAGCAGGGCTCATGCAAGATCACCATCCAGCACCCAGCCCGTGGTGGAAACAGCAACAGCACGAACAGACGACCACTGTGCCCGCGAACCAAGAGTTCTCGGAGAGTTGACTGTTGCCCCAGCACCAGCAGCGAACGTGAACAAGCCAGCGGCGATGCCAGTGAAGGTGATGATCGTTCCAGCGGTCAGACCAAGAGACGTGGGGGTTGGCAGCGTCACCGTGATTGCGGCGGCGTTGCTCAACGTGATCAGCCGCCCAGCGTCAGCGGCAACCGCCGTGTAGGTGGTGGTCGTTATGGCGCGGGTCGAGAGAGCGTTCGGCAGGACGTCAGCAACGGCAATCCAGTTCGTCCCGTTCGATTCGAACGTGATGGACGACACCGAACTGGGTGCGGTTGACATCTGCCAGGTGCCGACCTTGTAGTCGGCACCCCAGGTGACAGTCCTACTACCAGTGGCATCCTGGGTGAATACGAACGTGATGCGATGGCCAGGAACTCTGGTGACCACCGTCGCGCCCATGTTCGAGATGGTGATGTTCCCCGTGAGGGTGATGGCAACCGTGCTCTGCGTCCAGAAATCGGGGACAACGGTGGCGGAATAAGCGGTGGACGTGTACTTGCGCCCACCGTTGACGGCCAGGTTTGACGTCGGAAGCAGTGTGCAGGTGGAGGCGAACGGCTCGACGGAGCCGCCTGCCGCCGAACCGCGTAGGTTAAGAGCAACCGAGTTGGCGCAGATACGGTTGTGTGACCCAGCGCCGATCTGCACTTCCCAGTCATGACCAGAAGGCGGGGCAATAACACTCAGTGCACCAGTGGCCGCAACCTGGCCATTCACGACCAGCCGCAACTTGGAGGGACCAGTGAGAGTATCCAGAGTGAAGCTGCTCAGCGTTGGTGAACCCGTAATGGATGCCCCAAGATCGGTCGTGTCCAGCTTGGCCAGGTTGGCAGCGCCGCCGTCCCCCTGGACGGCGCAAGCGCCAACGACACTGTTGATGTACTGCAAGTCGATTACCAAAGAGCCAGTGCTATAGACGCGGTTACCATCCACAACGAGACGCTTCGACGGAAGACCAGCCGTCCCATAGAGCCGAATCCCACGACCCTGCGAGTAGATCACCACGTTGTCCTTGACAAGCAGGCCGTCAAAACAGGTCGCCCGAATGCCCTCGCCAGCAAGCGATCCTGAAACGGTAGACGAAACAACCACGTTCCCCTCGATGCGGTTATTCAGCATCGTCACCGCCCCGACATCAGAGATGTCGATGGCGGCGGCATGGGCAAGAAGGACCGTGTTCCTGACGATGTGACTGTTCTCAACCTTTACCTGGGCAGAAATACCAAACCGCCCAGCAGAAATCGTCATCCCCTCAACAGTCACGTTTCGTGCGCGTACAATTCCGACTGCGTTCTCCAAATCACCAGTCGAGTAGATTGTCCCACCGCCGCGCAGCACAACGTTGTCGAGCATGCTCGCATCGCTGCCGCCATACGCAGTACCCTCTGCAATGGCGATCGCGCCACCGTACGTTGATGTGGTGGTCAACGAGATGGTCGCACCAGGTTCAACGATGATTTCGACGTTCGACGCGCGGATAACCCATGTGTTACTGATCTTGTAAGTACCACCACCAGGGACGAGCACGGCTCGAAGCCCGCTCGAAATGGCGTATGCTAAGGCGCTGTTGAACGCCGACAGACAGTCGGTGGTTCCATCAGCAACAGCGCCGAACCAGCGAACGTCAACCGCCGTCGCCTGCTCACGCAGCCTGAGCGGCGTCACCGCCGCATTGTTGGCCGTCCCAGCCTTCACCTGGGCGGTGGAGGCGACGGGCAGCAAAGCTGGCCTGGCGTTCGCCACCGTGATTCGCTTCGTGGTCGTACTCGGAGAAGCAGGATCAACAACGAACGGAATCAGATCGGCGTCAGCGAGAGTCGTGCCCTCGACAAGTTCGGCAATCAGCTTCGGCATCAGGTCACCCTCACGTAAGAAGTACAGTCATAGGTAAACGGCCCACCAGCCGTCAGAACGGGAGTCGTGAACCAGTCCACAAGCAGAACGATGGAGGAAGCATCAGAGCCCAAGTCGCTGTACACGAAAGCGCCAACGATCAGATTGTCGATGATCCCGCCAGCTTCACGAATGTCATAGTCGCTGCCAGAAAGAACAACAGAGGACGTCGGTGTTTCCAGCGTCTGCGTCCGACCAGTCAGTGCCTGGCGGGCGTAGTTCGTGAACGTCGCCTCAGTTGCCACGGCGAGCAGAGACGACACGGTGGTTATCGCCTCAACCTCGCTCTTAGAGTCGAGGGCCGCTGGCTGTGTGGTCGCCAGAAGGCCGACCTTCAACGGGTCGGCCGTAGGCCACCTTGCTTCCAGGATGAATTGCTTACCGAGCGACGTCGGCCACGTTCCCTGAGCCACGACGACGCCTTATCGTGCGCTCTTAAGAGTTCCATCAATAAGACCACGAGACAGGCGAGCGGCACTCTTATTACCATAGATGCCGTCCACCGTGCCACCCCGTACGCGCTGGAAATTCTTAACTCCCGTCGTCGTACGCGCCCCGAACTTCCCATCGTTCACGTCCCCCATCCATCGCTTCGGGTAGAAACCGTTGATCTTCAACAGGTCGATCAGACGACTGACCTCAGACCCAACCGAACCCGTCCGCAACGTCGGCTTCGGAACCCACACAGGCGACTGCGGAACAAGAGCGTCGAACGCCTCCTGGCGCAAAATCTGGTTCGCGTCACACGGGGCAGCAACACCCTTCACCGTGGCGCTACTGGACCACTGAACGGCCGCAGCGCCATACTTGGAAGCAACCGCCTCAGCGTCCTTCGTGTAGTTCGCCACGATTAGATTCACGTCAGGGTTAGCAGCCCGCCACTCCTTAAACTCTGGAACCCACGGGGCCGAATACACGAACGTACGGTTCGCACCGAACCGCTCGTTCGACAGACGGACCCATTCCTCGACCTGGGCAACTGTCGGATCGACAATCCATTCGCCACCGATGTTCGTCCGCTCCCAGTCGAGCATCGCAATCCCACTCGGCCCAAGACCACCGTTCTCATCGAGGTACGCGCAGAACCACTCGAACTGCTTCGCTACGGGATGATTCCCCTGAATCCAGTGATATGCGCCAACCGTCTGAACACCGTCCGCATGCCACCGAGCCCACCAGTCGGGGAGAGTTCTGTCACGATACGTGACCCCCTGGGTCGCCTTGCAGATCGCGAACCGCACATCAAACTTGTCACCACTCGGCCGATTCCAATGGGAAACATCAACTCCATCAACCCTCACGTCGAACCTCCATCACTAAGAGGCGGAAGCGTTGCCAAGACGCTCCGCCCGCTCAGTTCTGGCCCGATCACTAATCAGCCGATCCAATTCCTCGTCCGACAGATCAACCAGCTTCGGCTTCTCCTGCTCCACCTTGATCGGCGCGGCAACAAGACGACCCGTCACCCGCAGGTAGAGCTCGGCAGCCTTGTTGTCACCCTCCAAAGCACGGGAGAACAGCGAATCCATCACTTCCTGTGCACGCTCAGGGGACTCCTGACGCTTCTTCATCCGCTCGTCCCACTCTGCACGAAACGCTGGATTACGTCGCCAGTTCCGCAACGTCTGCTCAACAACCCCGATCGACTCGGCGTACTTCGCCTGAGAAGACGGAGTACGCAACGCCTTCGGCGTCAGCAGCCACTCCATGAAACGTTCCTGTGCATCAGTCAGACCAGCCATCACCAATAGACAGGGCCGTAGCCACCACCCTGAGTGGTGGCACACGGCCACGAACCTGTCACTTGTATTGGACTTGTATTATCGCCTGACCAGGTACGATGCGATTAGGCTACGGCTTTGTTGGGGGGTAGGGGGGTAAGCGAGCGGTGGCCCCACAGCGAGCGGTGCCACCACTCACAGAAAGTAACGACAAGACGATGCCGTACCAGTGCCAGAGCACAGGTACGGCATCGACAGTTTGCGGACACACCCCGAGGCCGTAGCCGAGGGCCGAACCCGCCGCAGCAACCATCCACGATGGTTGCAGCAAGGGTTACCGAACAACCAGAACCCCGCTCCGCAAGGTTCTGGTTGTTCTGAACCAAAGAACCAAAAACAGATATCCACCACAGGCCCCCAATAAATTCGGAAACACAAACTGCGGACAGGCGGAAGGGACTCCT